CATCCCAGTTGATCGGGCACTTGCGTCTTGATCCTCAAAGAGATTCCTTTAGCCTAAACAGCATGAGCCTGCGCCCCTGTCCGTCGTGCAATCATGACGTATCAAAGCAGGCTAAGTTTTGCCCGCACTGCGGCCACGCGTTCAAGCCCGACAACCAACTGTCTCTATCTGACCCAGTTCATTTGATCGGCGCTGCCATTGCAATTTTGTTTTTAGTGCTGATGATCGGGGCGGCTTTGAAGGGTTAACCTTCAAGCTCCTGCACCACCCCGATCAAGCTCTTGACTTGCGGCTCGGCAAGGAACCGCGCACGCGGAAACGCCGGGTCCATCGGGTCCACGTTGAAGCGCACCACGATTGAGTAAGGCGCCACGTCCGTCACCTTCTCCGTCTCAGGCTTGGGCACAGTCGGAGCAAAGTCACGCAAGACCAACTGCTTCACCGTCGCAGGCTCAAAGAGAGATGCACGGTCCTTGTGCTTCTTAGCCAGCCGATAGTTGTCCCGCGCCAAGTTCGGGTCGATGCCCTGCTCGCCCAGCCCGTCCACAAATGCGTCGAACGCATCGCCAAGCTCCATCTCTGCTTGCACCAGCAAAAGCCCCTGCTCGTGCTTTAGCTCAAGCGCCTCCTTCATCGAGCCAATGGCTGATGCCTTGGCCTCGTGGATCTTTTCCGATAGCGCGCGGATCTGCTCCACGCTGACGCTGCTTAGTTCTTTGCCGTTGTATGCTGTGCCCATAGGTCGTTTGTCTCTTTCTGTTGGTTGGTTAGGTCTATTTTCTTTCTGGTTTGCCCGACGATTAACTGTCGCAAGGCGTAAGTCTTTCTGGCCGCAATGCTCTTTTGTGAGCGCGCAATGGTGTTCGGGTTAGCGGCTTTCCGTATCTCCACCACGCGCTTGGACACTGCCGCCCGTGTCACCCCGAATTGCTTGGCAATGGCCGTCTGCGTCTTGTCCTCGTCCCGGTCTTCAAGCTCAAACGCTGCCTGCCAAGTAGCCACGAAATACTGAAGGTCGGGGCAACTGCTCACCTCCCGGGCCTGTTGAAGAAAGCGCACGATGGCCTCCCGCTGGGCGAGCCTGTGCGCGTCACGGTCGGTTGTCTTCAGCGCCTTAATGACCGCCGCCTTGCCGTGCGTCACAGCGTCCGGGCACACCCTCACCTCGTCTTTGCGGCAAAGATCCAGCCATTCGTCGGCCCAGATGTCCTCTGGCCTGTCCTCGTGTTCGGGCCAATAGCTTGCTTCCTTGCGGTCTGCGGGGTCGCCTCCCAACATTTGCGCGCGTTTGGTGTCAATCATACTTCGGGATATTTGGCTTTCATTGCTGCCGCCAATCTGGCGGTAAAATCTTTGAGCGATTGCAATTCTTGCCTCTTGCGGCGGTTAGCCATGATTTCGCTCACGTTCGGCACCACGGTTTTTGGCTCCAACAGCCGCCTCATGCGCCATAAGCCGCTTTTCACAATTCCCGCTGCCCTTTGATGCGTCACGCCAAGCATGGCCCCGACGCTTTTGAATGTCTTCTTGTGCCAAAACCGCGCCTCAATGGCCTCGGCCTCTCTTTTTGGCAGCAACCGCAATAATTCCTTGGCTTCCAGTTCGGTCATACCAACTGCCCCTTCCTCATCTTCGTCAGGCACCACCCGCCCGGCACCTTGTAGATCCTCAACTGATGCCGCCACCTGTCGCCGCGTCGGCGCGCCACGGCGTGCTTGGCGCTAATGGCCTGCGCCAGCGTGGCGTAAATGGCTTTGTCGCCCTCGTGAATCGGCCTGTGACTCCTGCTCACGCCGCCCTCCTTGCCGTTTCATTGGCCCGTAATGCCCTCAAATCGCGTTTTTCCAGCCAAGCAATAGCAGCACCGCCATTTCCCACATCGGCAACGCTCACGGCATTGTCGGAAATCACGCCGTGCTCTTGCAGGAAGTTCATCACGGCCACCTCGTCGAGGCTGTGGCCGGCGATGTAGGCGCGGAGACTTTCGCTCACGCCGCCACCTCCTGTTTTATTCCTCCCTCTCCAGCCCAACCAATCCAGCCATTGAACCTATCAAGCTCTTCTAAAACTTTCCATATTGGAACATCAAACCATTCTCCGTTCTTGTGATGTGTTTTAAACGCGCAATGTAACCGATGTTCAATAATTTTTGCGTGTTTGTGTTTTCGGAAATGAGCCAAAAACAGCTTTCTTGGATTTCCTGTTTGGCAGGTTTTGGTTCTGCAAAAAGGTTGGTTTTGTGAAAATCCAATTTTTACAAAACGACTGTCTTCTTCAAGAAGCAGATATACGTAGCCTTCAGCCCATTTCTTTTCTGCGCCCAAAGAACTTGCCGGCAAAGTATATCGATCTGAGCCATCGCTCCGCTTCTTTCTAATGCCTGTCTCGTGCCATTTTTTTGCTTCTTCAATGGTTGTAGTGGGGCAGCCCTTGCACACATATTTAAATGCCATTTGTCTGCTAACTCCAAAAAGGCGTCCCAACTGGGAATATGTGATTGGTCCCCTCCGTGTATTTTGCTCGCGCCATTTAATCGCTTGGTCGGCAAAAGGCGGCATTCCACGCTCTAAATAGCGGTGGGTCATTGAAGCGGATAAGTCCAAAACTTTGGCAAGCTCTCGCACTGAAAGCTCTTTGCCGTTTTCGTGAGAACTTTCTGAATGAATTAATTCAAGTTGCGAGATCACGCCGCCATCCTTTCCTCCTGCGCCGTCACCGGCATGATGATGCAAGCCTCCTTGAGCCTGCGGTAAAGCGGCTCACCGTATTCCCCGAATCGCTCCATGAAGTGCTGGCCCTTGTAGTTGGTCGTAATCAGCACGGGCAATTCCTCGGCCATGCGTTTGTCGAGGACGTGGAATAGTTGCGCCACCACACTCTCAGAGAGCTTCTCCTTGCCCAAATCGTCCAGCAAAAGCACCGAAACGCTGCACAAGTCCTTGAGCCATTCCGGCAGCTTGTGCTTGCCGCCCTGCTCTTGGACGCCCAGCGCAAAGTCCGTGGCCGTCATGGCGCGGAGATTCTTGCCTTCGGCGTGAAGACGCTTCAGCAGGATGTAAGCCAGCCGCGTCTTGCCAACGCCAGGGCTTCCAGCGAAAACCACGCCGCGCTTGCCGTAGGTCCACGCCTGCACCTCGTTGATGAGGTGGCGGCACGGGAGACGTTTCCAATCGCTGTCCCGGTAAGCCTTCGGGCATTGGCGCGTCCATTCCGCCATGCGCTCCCAGCGCGTCTTGAGTTCGGCCTCCTTGGCCTCGGTGCAGTCCCAGCAGATAAAAGGCTCGCCCAGCAGGTCGTTGCGCCGCATGAGTTTTTCCTCCGTGCCGCAGGCTGTGCAGCGGTAGAAATCCTCGGTCCACTCGCCCACAAAGGACGCCAGCTTTTGCTGGAATTGCTCGCGGCTTACTGGCCCGCGCCTTTCATTACCAATCGCCTGTGCCGTCATAGAGTAGCTCCTTTCTATCGCGGATGCCGGGTGCGGCTCCGTTGCTTCCGTTGTGTGTGCCGTTGTGTTTCGGCTTGAAAATGCCCTGCCAGCCCTTGCGGATAGTCGTGCGGACGGCTTCGACTGCTTCGTCATGGCCCCAGCCTTCCATTTCGGCCCACTGGTTGCGGATGCCGATTGGCGTAAGTCGCCGCAGCTTGGCTTGCTTGCGGTATGTCCGGTAATCCTCCCAAGCGGCTCGAAACTCTTCCGTATCCAACAAAACGGGCAGCGGGGGAGCGGCTTCAGCCGCCCGCTGCTTCCCTTTTTCGGTTTCGGTTTCGGATTCTGTTTCGGATTCGGATTCGGATTCAGGCGGCGAGTTGCGGCAATCCGCCGCGAGTTGCGGCAAGTCGCGGCCAGTTGGCAACCACTCGCGGTCTTTGTCCTCTGGCGGCGGGAACTTGTAGCGAGTGTTTCTCAATCGCTGGCCGTAGTTAATGACTGACAGCAAATGCTTTCCTTCGGCTTCGTAGCGCAGGATTAGCCCGCGCCGTTCAAGCTCATCCAGCCATTTGGTGATCTGCTTGGGTTCGATGGACTGCTCCAGCGGGAAGCAGGCCGCGCCAACCAGCCGGGGATCGGCGTGGAAGCGTCCGTAATCATCGGCCTTTGTGAGTAAGCGGATAAAGAGCCGCTCCGCCTCCGCGCCAATGCCGTCAAAGCGCAGGCTGTCCGTGTAGTCGCGCAGGATTCGGTTAGGCATACACAACCTCCTCCCCCTCGTATTTTTTGTCGATCTCCAAGCGCCTTTGCAGTCGCTCGGCCTGTGGCTTCCACAGAGACAAGGTTGTTTCCCACGAAACCTCGCCGTCTCTAAGCAGTGGAATTAAATCGCGCGCATCCCCCTCAAAGAATTTTGCAAAACCCCATACTTGCGCGAAATTCCGCAAAAATTCAGTGTGGTTTAAGTCGGTGATGCAACCCTTCTGCATCCTTGCCGCTTTAATAAATCCGATTACTGAATCAACAGATGATTCAATGTGTTCGTCATCATACAGGCACTCAATAACTTCATTTAGCTCGCGCCTCTGAATTTCTGCCATTTCTTGGCAGTCCTCGCACAAAACGCGCAGCGCGTGGTCTGGGTAGTTCCAAGGATCGGTCTTGGTGCGATAGAAGTTGTGGTGGACGTGCAGGGTTTGGTCTGTTGATCCGCACTGGTCGCAAGTCCAGTTGGCAGCTTCCAGCATTTCAAGGCGCCGCCGCTGCCAGCGCGGGTCTTTGAGTTTTTCTGAGTAGGTCATAATGAAACAAAAACCCACCGAAAACCGCCGAGGTCTGAAAGTGGGCAAGCAACAGCCCTCCTCAACGGTTTCCGATGGGTAATTTCCTGTTTCATGTTGCTTTTTCCCGCTTTCAGACGGGTTGCTGCTGGTGGCGTGTCAAAGGTCATTGCGGCCCTCCTCATAGGCTGAGCAGCGGCCCTCCACTTCCCGCACCCACACATCCCACTCAGCCCGCGAATACCGCCGCACCGAGCCTTCCGGCCCATACCAATGCGCCCAGCATCGCGTGCAGCAGCGGTTCACCATGCGCTGTTCTTGGCCTGTGTAGCCTTTAACGTGGTCCATCGTGGCGATGGCCGGGCGGTCGCAGCACGGGTCGGGCTTAAAGGCGATGGGTGAGAGGTCGAGGGCCGTCACGCCGCCTCCTTCCAATTCCAGTTGGCCAACAACTCATCCCGCAGCCGCCGCGCCTCGTTCACATCCTTGGTGCCGAGTGGACGGCGGATGCGCCGTTTGGTGTAGTCCTCGCGGTGTTCCGTGACGTTCAGCCACCAAGAGCCGTTGTTCAGCCACAGATGGTGGTTGGGGTTCTTGTTGCAGCGGATGGACAGCTTCATAGCGAATACTCCGCCACCCGTTTCCCGCTCCCTGTCTCCACCATGCGCTCCGCAATCTGCCACCCTTGGTTGCGAAGCTCGTGAATCCGAGCCGCAAGGCGGAAGCAGCCGAATTGCTGCAAAGCCTCCAAGGCCGTGAGGCGGTTGCCCGCCTGCAAATAGGCAAGGATCTTGCCCGCCTGCGTTGGGCGGCGGTGGGTTTCAGGCTGGCCGAAACTCAGTTCTGGTTGCCAGGTCATTTAGACGCCTCCCGAATGGCTCGCGCTATTTCGTTACAACCGTGAACAATAGAAGCGGCGATTATTGCGCCACTAAGTTCGTCTTGGCCCATATACCAAGGGTCGCCAGTGTGCGGATTCTTAATTTGAAACAAACACGACTCGATGAATCGCACCTTGTTTGCGGCCACTCGCTCGTCTGAAATTACGCTCACGCCGCCACCGCCTTCCCAAACGCCCACGCGGGCAGATTTAAACTCTGCACCGTGGCCTCGTAGCCCGGCCAGCGCCCCTCGTCCTCGCACTGCGCGATCAACTCCAGCGCGTCATTCATCATGCCGACGCCCAAATCCAGCGCGTCAGGGTGGATCTCGTAAACGGCCACCGCGTAGGGCGCCACCGTCTCCACCGCGATCCAGTAGAACCGCGCAGGCGGCAGGCCGTTCAGCCCCGCCAAGTGGCAATACCAAGCCGCGCTGACGTGGTAGTTGAGCGATGCCGCCTGCCGCGAGAAAGTGCCGTAGTCGGCGCCCGCGCTCGTGGTCTTCACGTCCACGATGACGGCCTCGTTGTCCGAGTCCACCTTCAGCGCATCCACGCGGCCCTTGATCCAAAGCCCGGTGCGGTGTTCGGCAAACATGGCAACCTCGCTGTCGCAGCCAGCCAACAGCGCCTTCGCCGCATCGTGCGCGGCGATTGAGTCGCGGATTCCCCGCACGGCGCGGGCCTCGTCGGCGTCGAGGATCGGAGTGGCGCCGATGCTGTCGCGCCATTCCTTCCCTGCCTTGGTGCGGAAGTCGATCCCTTCGGGTTTCTCCACGAAAGCCGTGTCGAGCTTGTTGGGTTCCAATACGGCAACGTGCGCCATCGTTCCGAGGAGCATGGCCTTGCTTGGCTCGCGCTTCAGTTCCCCCGCCATGTGCGCGGCGTAGTGTGCTGGCGTGAGCGGCGGCAGGATCTTTTTGGCGTCACTGCCCGCGATGGCCGGGGCCATGCGGTATTCTGCTTCGGGCATCGTGTAGTGGATGCCTGTAAGGTTTTGGGCGCTCATACCTTTCTAAAAGGGAATTTCGTCCAGTTCCTCGGCGTCTTGCGCCTTGTCCTCGGCCTTAGTCGGCACATCCGCCGTGCGAATAGCTCCGAGCTTGCGCCCGTAGTCATCAACCTTCACTTGCAGCAGCACCGTTTCGCCGTTTTCCAGCGCGTCCACGGTTTCGCCCAAGTCGCGGTCAATGGTGTTGAGCCACTCGGCCTTTTCGGCGCCCTCAATTTCCACAAACGCGCCCCATTGCGTGTAGTTCTTGCCCGCCTTGCTCGTCTTGTCTTGGCGATTGCCCTTGATGAAGCGAGCCGTCTGCCAGTCGGCGCCTTCGTCCATCGCGGCCACAGGTTGTTTTTTGCGAACAGGCGCGGTCTTGCCCAACACGGTCGGCATTTGGATGACCTCAGCGTCGATCACGTCTTCGTCCACCATGCGCGGCGCGGGTTTGCTTTGCGCTTGGTAGCGCACAGGGCTCGCCGGGCGCGGTGCGTCGGCAAATCCTTCGCTCCGCACTTCCTCGGCGGGTGTGGTTTCCAGCCCCGCGTCCATCATGGTGACGACAAACGCGAACGCACTACGGCATGCGCGGCTGATGGCCCGCGTCTGCGCCATTGCGCGTTTCGCGTATTCGTCGCGCTTGCTCCAAGTGCGCTCGTCATCACCGACAAAGCCCTCGGCCTCCGCAATTACCGCGCCCGTGTCCATCTTGCGGACTTGGCCGATGGCGCGGAAGCCCGTCTCGGTGCGCTCAACGTCTTTGGCGGACGCCACGCATCCGAAGGCATTGGCCACCGACTGCCAGCCCTCGACGCGGACGTATCGCCGGCCTTGAATGTTCTGAGCCGTCTTGGTGACGATCTCCTTGCAAAGTGACGCCACTTCCGTCGCTTGACGGTGGTGGCCCACTTGGTGTTGTGTGCCGTTTGACACTACTAACTGGTTCGTATCCATTGGTGTGTGTTCTCTGCCGCGTCGGGGCTGCAACCTCGGCGCGGTCTTTTTTTGGGTTAAGTCCCTCCTGCTTTCATTCGCGCCTCATCCAAGGCGTTCTGCATTCGGGAAAGTTCTTGCTCTAAGCGAAAGATGCGCTGCCACTGGCCGAGGTAATGGTGGGCATCGCAGAAGACGCGCCACGGAGCGTTGTTGCGTTTCCAGACCACCACGGGTTGCAATAACGGGTGCGCGTCGCGCTCGGCCTGCGCCAAGTAAGAGGGCGAAAAGCTCTCGGTGCGCTTTACTTCAAAATGGCATGGGCAGTCCGTCACCACATCTGGCGAGTCGGGACCGCCTGCAAACTGCTGGCCCCGGCGAGCCTCAAAGCCATGCTCGCGGAGCAACTCGCAAAACTCGCGCTCGCCACGCTTACCCTTTTCGCGCGACATCTTGCTCATTGTGCGGCCCTCGCTTCATCCCGCTCCTTAGCCAGCATCAACATCCCCTGCTTTAGCAACGCCACCTCGGCCCGCAGCTCTTCGATCTCGCACTCAGCGCGCACAATCGACGCGCATGCTTGATCGTAAAGCTCCCGCAGGCTCGGCTGATCTTCCCATTGCGGCCCGAACCCCACGGCGCCGACGGTGAAGGGATGCGCGGGGCTGGTTTGTGCGCCACCCCCCAAGGTGGCACCAACCCCGCAGTTCCCTTCCCGAGGAAACGCCGCTTGTCCTTGCGACAAATTCATAGCTCCAAAGCCTCCGCTTCCGCTTTAAGCGCCTCGTCCCGCGCATTGCGCTGGCGGATGATGGCAAGCGCGTCATCGAGCGCAACGGTCAGGCGCTCGCGCTGCTCTTTCAGTTCGGCAATCTGCCGATCCTTGTCGCGCAGCATGGCCACCATGTTGTCCACTTGCTCGCGCAGGGCGCCGACCTCGGCCAGCGCCTGATGGTAGTAATCTTCCATCTCCATCATCGCGCCGCTCATTTAAGCCCCCCGTGGTTTTTGATCGTGCTTGCCCAGATCTCCTTGGCGGGCAGGCGGCACCCGATCAAATCGCAAAACTCCTGCGCCTCGTGGCTGTTGAAAAATGCTTTTAGCTCACGGTGATCGTGCGGCCCGCGCATCCCGGCGATGCAGGCGTTGACCTTGACGTAATAGCCGCAGTGGAACTTCACGCTGCGGGGCCACGGCAGGCACTTGCCGCGCTCGGTGATGATGCCGTAGCGGCAGAGAACGGCGAGGTCATCCACCGCCTGCTCCAAAATAGCCCAGGCCAGCAATTCCCAAGGCGAGCGTTCAGGCGTCTTGCCGCTGTTCGCCAGTGCCGGGCGCCCGTTGTGCGACGAACTGCAATACGATGTGTCGAGGTCGGCTATCATCGCAGCAAATTGGCAAGCCAATCGACGACAAGCACCAAACCAACGGCCAGCGCCGTCAGGACGGCCATAGCGGCCACGGCATTGTCTGGGGGCGTGCCGTTCATCGCGCGATGCGCTTGCGGAGTTGGGCCAATGCCTTGGCGATCCGCTCGGTAAGCGTCGGCGCGTGGCCGTCCGCCATGCGCTTGGCGATTTCGTAAAAGCCGGGGATGCACGGACGCTCGCCGCGCCTGTCGATGATGGCGGGGCGGATGCTCACTTGCGCGCCCTCCGGGTGCGGGGCTTGCGCGCGTTTTCTTTTTTGAGCAGGCCGTTGATGCGCTTGTTTGCGAGGTCGCGCTCGCGGTCAATGCCGCTGGCGTGGCCGAGCTCCCAGCCGCTCATGAAGGCCAAGCCAATGACGGCCAAGGCGGCGGTGGTGATGAGGATGATGGTTACTGTGTCCATTGTTTTTTTATTTCCTGTTGCTTGAGGAGGCGCGCTTAGAACTCCACCACGCCTCAAAAGATGGTTTGACGATTTCCCATCCGCCCCGCTTCCCGCGCGGCATACACGCCGCAAACTCTCCGCGATGCGCGAAGCGGCGGATCATGTAGACGCTGTATCCCGTCATGCGGGACGCGTCTTCGGGGCGGATGATGAAATCGCTGTTTGTCATGCGCGTTGTTTTTGCATGAGGCATTCGATGCCCTCGCGCAGCACGCGCGAGACGTTGCAATGTCCTTGCGCCTTGGCGCGCTTGAGCGCCCAGACGTAAAGCGATTGTGGGATGGAGATGGATTTTTTAACCGTGGGTGTATTGATGTTTTTCATCCCCAAAATCATGGCACGCAGGTCTCGGACATTGGCTGTCTTACCCTCGTGTTTTTTGGCAATACCGCGTCGCATTGGTAGGGTTATGCCCTACTGGTAATACCCCATGCAAGAATTATTTTGCTGGGGGCTAAAGATTTTTTTTTGGCAGTCGGGCGCTTGATTTTTGGTGGCACCAGTAGGAAGTTGCCTACGCTCACAAACGCACACAGCTATGAACACCAAACCCAAAAAGGACCGGGCGGTTAAAACGTCCGTTAGTCTGCAACCCGACCACATGGCCTTTATCGAGGCCAATCTGGCCATCTTCGGCTCCACCTCTGGCGCAATCGCGCGGGGGCTAGAGGAGATGATTGCCCGCGTGGCCGAGGAACCCGAAGCCTACACGGTTAAGCCCGTGATGCCGAAAGCTGCCAAAAAGAAGTAACTTGGCAGTTGTTGGCAGGGCTTTTGCAAGTCGTTGACCATTAGGAGCGAACGCTCCCCTCGAAATCGAGCGTTGGGTTAAACCAACCGTGGGTTCGAATCCCACCCCTTCCGCCATTTTACTCTGTAAAAGCCGCACAAGCTCAGACACTTACGCCGCTCCGGTGTTTTGCTTGTTGCGGCTTTTCGTTTGGCAATGTTGCAAAGATAGGCTAGGTTTTTGGCAATTATGGCAATGGGTCGCAACATTAACCCCGTAAGGTTTCGCGTCCGCCAAGCCGATTGGAACAAGGCAAACCCGTGGTGCTGCGATTTTTTTGCCCACGGGAAACGAGTCCGCCGCTTCTTCCCGTCTGAGGAATTGGCGTGGGCCGAAGGCGCCAAACTCACCGCCCGCGTTACGGAGAAGGGCACCCAAGCCTTGCACAATCCTGACGGCCTGACGGTCAAGGCGGCCTTGCGGATGTTTGTGAACGAGGCCAACCCGGAATCATTCAGCCACGAGCAAAAGCTCGGAATCTTCGAACGGGCTTTTGCCAAGGGGTTCCGTGGCCCCGTTGGCGAGATTGAGGCGGCGGCGCTCCGGCGCTGGATCAAGGGCAGATCAGACAATGGCAACACCCAAGCCATGTATTACCGATACGCCAAAATGTTCTTCCGCTACCTCGCGGCCAACCGCCTTGTCCCGCACGATCCCATGACGGCGGTGCCAGCGCCTAAGACCAAGCCGCGCCGCGACATCCTCACCCCTACCCAGATGAAGGAGCTATTGGCCCTCGATCTGCCCGACCATGTGCGCGCTTTGCTGCTCCTTGGCGGCTTTGCCGGGCTGCGAACCGAGGAGGTAGAGCGCATGGATTGGGCAAACGTAAACACTAAAACGGGCCAGATCCACGTCCCGCCCGGCGTGATGAAAGACAGCGGCGGCTTCGACCAGCGCATTGTGGATTTCACGGAACCGCTGAAACGCCGCCGCGCTTGGCTCGCCAAACAAAAAGGCAAGATCATCCCCGTGGCCTCCGAAACGCTCCACACGCACCGCCGTCGCGCCTGTGCCCCTGTGCTGCCGGAATGGCCCGACAACTGCCTGCGCCACAGCTTTGCCACCTATCACCTAGGCAGGGCAAAAAACGCGGGGCTGACGGCGTACCAGATGGGGCACACCGACGCTCGCATGGTTCAAAAGGTTTATGCCGTCCCTGCCGCCTTGGCCGATTGGAAGGCTTGGTGGGCTTTGTAGCTGTCATACGGTTTTGACACCCGCCACGCGTTTGCGTGGCGACGATCACCAGAAAATTCCGCCGGGGTTTGGCGGTCTCCTGCACACACGGTCACGAAGCCGACCCCAAGGCTCTCGCCGCCATGCTCAAGATGCGGGACAAGTGGAAGCCCGACACGGTGCTGCATTTGGGCGACTTCACCGACATGGCCGCCCTACGGTCCTCGGCCAAGCCCGACGATCCAGACCGCGCCGAGAGCATGGCCGACGATCTTCTTGCCGGGTTGTCTTTCCTGCGCGAACTGGAGCCGACCCACATTCTGCTCGGCAACCATGAACATCGGTTGGTGAACCTCGCCCACAGCGGCAACGCCGTGGTCAGCTACGCCGCCGGAAATGTCCTGGCGCGCATCTCCGACGCGGCCAAGGAGATGAAGGCCAAGCTGATCCCCTACGACGGCCTGCGCCCCTCGGCTTGTGTGCAACTGGGCAACGCCCTGTTCCTGCATGGCGTGATGTATAACGTCAGCGCAGCCCGCGACCACGCGGAGGCTCTTGGGATGTCCTGCGTGTTCGGCCACACCCATCGCGTGGCCCAAGAACAGGGCCGCACCCAGCGCCCGGTCACCGGCTACAACGTCGGCTGTGGTATCCGCCTCGATGTCGGCTATGCCCAGAATCGCCGCCAGACCCTTGGGTGGGCCCACGGCCTGTGCTGGTTTGAGTATTCCGATGATTTAACCGTCGTTCGTCTGGAGACGCTTTCCCCGCATTACCGCCTGCCCCTATGAAGCGCGCGGCCCAGCCTGACCCCGATCTGGCCGCGTGGTGCGCGGCCTTGGTCGCCCCCATCATCGAAGACACCGTTCCGCCGGGCTGGTTCACGACAAAGCAGCTCGCCGCCAAACTCGGCAAACCCCGCCCCACGATGGCCCGCCTCTTGGCCGAGGCCGTCGCCGCTGGCCGTTGCGAGGTGCAACGATTTCGCGTCACGACGGGGACGGTCACGCGCCCGACGCCACACTACAAGCTGAAATGAAAAAGCGCGCCAAGCGGCCAACCCTTCGTTTCAAGTTGGATGGCGAATGGTGGACGGTCAAAGTTGGCCGCCCTCCGTCCAAAGAGCTTTGCGAAGGCATGACGGACTACAAGCGCCGGGTTGTGTGGTTCCACCCCAATGCCATTGCGGGCAACTTGTGCGGCATAGTCGCGCACGAGCTTGCCCATGTGAACTTCGTTTGCGCCGACGAAACGCACGTCCGCGACCACGAGCGCATTGTGTCGGTGGTGACGCGCTGGCTGGCCAACACTTTCAACGATGGCAAGATCTCCATCGGCCAGCATAGGCGGGACAAATGACCTTCTGGCCGCTGCTGATTTGCACCGGGCTTTATGTGCTGACGGCGCTCGGCTTCCTGCGCGACGGAAACGGGCCGATGGCCGTGGCTTTTGGCGGTTATGCGCTGGCCAATGTCGGCTTTCTTTGGCTGACTTGGCGCTAACTTTGGCGGTGCGGCGTTGAAGGAAACGCAGCCGGACAACGGACGGTCACAAAATAACACAAGAATATGTGACACAAGCGGGTGCAAGTCCCGCCACCGCCTAACTCGCCATTGCTGACGAGTTAGCTTTGAATGTGTCTACAATTCGCCACATTTGGCGACACGTTGCGGTAACCTGTCGATGCCATCGACAAGTTAAGGCGGGGCCGAGGGTCGAACTCGCATCGGGCCGCCTTGGATACACCATACGGTGCTCGGCGCGGCACCCCGCCAAAATTAGACAAGCCGCGTGGACAAGTAGCTCTTGAACCGCGCCAACTCGGTCGGATTCAAATCATCCTTACGCCCCGGACTCACCGTGCGGTGGTCGGTTACATCGCCAAGCGCAAGGTCGTATTGCCGCATGATCGGCACAAGGTAATCCGCCATCGACGCCATCTCGTCATCGCCCAAAACACGGTCATAAGTGCTACCCTCAAAAGCAGCCCCAACGCTCCATGAGTTAAGGTCACGCTTGTTACGCCATGACGAGACCCCAGCGTGCCAGGTCCGTTCGTCTGGATCGGCCAGCACCGTGCGTTTGCCGTCTTTGGCCACGATGGCGTGGTAGCTCACGCGGCTGGCAGGGTTCATGCACCATGCCACGGAGCCAGCGTAACTGCCCGCTGTGTGATGCAGCACAATGGCTTTCGGAACGATCCGTTTGCCTGCCGACACGTTCGGCGTGTTGAGTTGCTTTTCGGGGTAAGCCTTACGGCTTTTCGCCTTTGTGGCGGGGGCGGCGCTTGGCGCTTTTGCGCTCGGCTTCGGCGCGGCGGTGGATTTCGGCGTGGAGGAGGCCGAAGAGTTCGGCGAGGTCGGTTGTGGGCCACGAGCGAATCGCGCAAATAATCGTCTTAGGTAGCACAGCGGGTTCACTTTTTAAGGCCAGGCTCCAGCGGCCGCTCGATCTGCAAAAAGAACTGCTCAGTCGCCATGTTGTATCCGGCGCCGAGCTTCATGCCCGCGCAGCCCGTGAGAGCCAGCGCGGCCAGCGCCAACAGTGCGAGGCGCATTACCGCTTCTCCCGGCGAAACACTTCGAACACGCCGACAAGGGCCATCAAGGCCGCCGCAATGGCGCTGAACTGTTCGGGATCGACGGCGAGGCCAAAGGCGGACAGCAAGGCCAACAGGCCGGAATAAGTGCTCTTTTCTTTAAGGCGCGAAACGATGAAGTCCATGCCTCGCGGCGGGGTGTCAAAGCCTGATTGTATCGTTAAAAGAGACTTAGCCCACGCTCGGCTACAAACTCATGCAGCTTGTCCCGCGTGGCTTGCAGCGCCTTGGCGGCTTCTTCGCTCAGGCCGTCTTCATGCTTGAGTCGCCCGCGCAGATAGCCGTCCAAGTCATCCACCACCATGCGCCAATCCGCGCCCTTGGCAGCGTGATAAAACTCCTCTTGATCTTCCGGTAGCTGAAACGTCAGCGTTGCCGTCACGACTGCGCCAGCACTGCCAACGCCTCTTGGCTCGCCTCTTCAAACGAATACGGAGCCACGGGCCAATCACTCCTGCGCTCATCCGGCGAAGTCACGCCCGCGACGATCATCCCATCCAGCCACGCCTGCACAGCCGTAAGCGCGGGTGAAAACTTGGATGCCGCGTCGAGCTTGAGCTTGAGATACAGCATCGTCGTGCTGCGATTGCCTGCAAAGCCCTGGTCTACCCATTCTGCGGCGGTAAATGTCGGCGGCACCTCCACCACAGGCTCTGGCGTGAACACTTCCCACCCCTTGCGAACCAGTGTGGCGATGACCGTCTCGTCGGTTTCAGTGCGGGTCTGGTTGTCGTAGCGGAGATGGGTGGTCATGGCGGTTAGTTGCAGGCGATTTTGAAGGAGTAAGCAGCGGCGTGTTCAAGGCGTTTGCGAAGGGCGGTGCTAATGGCAGGCATAAGCGTGACAACAGCGATGTCGGACGCGGTTCCCTGACTTCCATCGCCGCCAATATGCTTGGTGGATTGTCCATTAGAATTGCCCGCATACGTTCCGTCGGCTGATCCATTAAGAAAAAAAGCACCGCCGCTGGCTGCGTTGTCCTCCATGCTAAAAATGTATGCTGTGCCATTCGCGGGCGTGGTGTTGGCGCCTCTCTCAAAGCCCGCGATAAACGTGCCCCATGTGCCAGCGGTGGAAACTCGGCTTAATATCATAGAGCCGCTAGAGCTGTTTGCGCCCGCTGCGGCAAAGCCGCGATATCCCGATTGAGTAGAGCGGACTTTGGCAACGACAAACCAAACACAGCTTGTTTGGTTGTCAGCGCCGTGGATGAAACGGGCGGCGGAAAGACTAACGACAGGCTGGCCGTTAATTTCGTTGGTCTCGTAGGTTGCCGTTCCAAGGACGCGCGTTGCGTTAATCGTTGTTCGGCTGCGGTCAGGCCATGACGACACGGAGCTGCCGTCGGCTTGGCTAAAGCCATACCGCGAATCAAATGCCATGGTGGCGTCTGCGTGCGCTGGGTTGAAATGGCGGGCGCGGCGTCTCATAGTCAGTTGAAGATGATCTCCACGCCCAGCAAACGGGCGTCTACGGCGAGGTCGTCGGCAGCGTCCGAGACATCACGGTAGATGCTAAACTGAATAGGCGTGTTGGCGGCGGGTGTTCCGCCGATGGTCACGGCGCTGGTCGCCGAGGTAACGTGCATATCGTCGGCGGCGATCAGCGTGTCAGTGACGAGTTGCGCGGTGCCTGCGGCGGTGTCGAGGGCGTCATCATTGGCGAAGGCACGGCCTTGGATGGCCCATGCCACGCCGCCCGATCCCGAAGCGGCTGTCCAGTAGAAGCGGGCCGTGATCGTGCCGTTGTTGTAGTTCGACGGCATTACTACCAAGGCATCGGCAAATTCGTCCGAGCCTGCGTCGAAGAGGAGTTCGTCGAAGTTCTGGTCGTTGGTGGAGGTTTCGCGGGAATCGACGCCGCATCCGGCGGTGGTTTTGGGGATAAAGCATGAGGCGGGCAACCAGAGGTTTGTTGCGCCGCCCGCACTTGGCGTGAAATACTCCAAACTCCCGCCCGAAGACACGCGCAACTGCTGGCCACTTGAACCAATGCCAAGCCTTGCAGGCGTCCCGCCGCTCGTCGCCGTAAGCAAGTCGCCTGCGGTGGTGAGCGGGTTGTTGATCGTGGCAAGAGTGCCGAGGCCAAGCGAAGTGCGCTGCGCGGCGGCGTCTGCGCCTGTCAGGATGGCGCGGCCTGCGGTGGTGGAGTCGCTGATGTCGGTGGAGCTGTGGGCGTGGCCTTCGAGGCTTATGGTGCCGCTGGCGTTTGGAAACTGAAAACTGCGATTAGATGTAAGAAAATCCGCGCCTGCGTTTAGTTGGACGACATTGCTGTTATTGTCTTCAATTTCTAAAGTTTGATTAAATACAGCCGACAAACTTGATGTAA